TCTATAATAATATAATGAATACTTACTTGGATCAACTTCTGGAAGCGTATGAAACTCTATACGAGCAAGCTGAGGAATTAGATCCTCAGGCTGAACAGGCTGCTATGGACGCTGCTAAAAAAGCTTCTAAGTATAAAATGAATAACCCATATAACCCTATTGAAAAGTTATATGTTTTTGCTACAAGCGTAGGCAAGATAAATTTTTCTTCCAGCCCTTCGGCAGCGTATAATAAAACTGCTCTAGAAGTCGGTGGACGTAAGGGAAAATTCTGGCCCGAGTTTGTATCTAAATTTGGCGGAAAACAAGCAGAAGTTGATCCAGCAAAGGTTAGGACTGAGTTTGATGCTGGATCTAAAATAATGAATACTCCTTTTGGGGATGAGGAGTCTATACAGACATTTAAAAAGATGGCTGCGGTCGCTCCACAAATTTTTAAGAAACTTACTGAAGTTCTTTCCAAGCTAGGAAGAAATACAGACCAACAGTATATTAAGAATGACAAGGTATTAAGAAATTATTTAGCTGGGGCAAGAGAAGCGTCTTTGGAATCTCAGATAGCCTCCACTGTATCTTTTAACCTGAAGGAAGGGAAGGCTATAACGACAGAGCATACTAAGGATAATATACCTGACGTTAATATGGCAAAGGGTGTTATTAGAAATCTTGGTTTCTTTATAGATAAAGTTACAGAAGAAGACTTGGCTGATGACGCTAAGAAAGAACTACTAATGAAAGTAGCTAGGGGAAGTGATGGGACTTTTACTGTGTTCTCTGAAGGGTCGGATACTGAAGGATTAGTTTTTAAGGATGGAACTAAATTTTTAGACTCTTTGGCATTAGTTGCTGAGGATAAACATGGAATATCTTTTAGGTCAATTGATATTGATAAGATTCAAAACGATAGAGTAGATACAGTTTTTAGGAGTCTTTCCTTTGAAAAAATTCTACCTATGACCGTAGCAGTTAAACAGTGCATAGATGCTAAAATCAGAAAAGATCCCTTAGTGGATTCAATCTGTCAATCATCTGAAAATATGGCTAGAGATTATAAAGGAAAAATAGCCAAGTTAGTAAACGTCCACAGAGGTTGGGTAGCTGGATATCACAGAGGGGAGAGGGCAGTAACGTCAGAGGATAAACAAGTCGTTGATGCTATAGCAGAGTTAGTAGGAGATACAGAAGAATTTAGACAAACAATGACAGCTATTCTAAGTATGTCAAAAGACGTTGTAAACACAAGATACCCAGACTTTGTTGCTAACGCTGGAGGAGGCTCAAATACCATTGGCGAATCTACAGATAACCTGGAAATATGGGTTGATAAGGAAGCAGCCATAAAAGGTCTCATGTCTCAAGGATTTTCTAGACAAGACTCCGAAAGAAAATTAGTAACGGCCCCAGCAAGTGTAGCATTCAAAGATGATAAAGATTCTTACAAGTATGCGTTATCTACACGTAGAATTTCTAAAAATACAGAAGTATATATTCATAGTTTGGATCTTAAAAATTATATGAGCTATGAAGGTAAAGGAGCTAAAGTTGGAGAGCTTCAAGGGACAACAATTGACAAGTTTTATTCTGGTAGCAGGGAGACTCCTGTTTATAAATCTATTAGAGAGGTAACTAAAACTAATCTAGCTATGAGTGATAATGAATGGGACTCAGCGCACAGTTATCATAAAACAATATCAAATATAGACAAAAAGGTTAGATCGTTACCTTTTGAACAGGTTACTAAATCACCTGACGGTTCTGATGTTGAGACTACTCCTCTTAAGGACACAGTTAGTAATTTGCTTGACGTAGTTAAAAGAAACAGCACATACGGTCAAATTACTACTGGGGAAAGGGCCTCTTTGGTTAACCTTATGTCCGACTCTAAAAAAGGTAATGAGGGTACTTTATTACGAGCTAGGGAAAGAATATCTACATTTTTGCAAACTAAGAAAATGTTTAATGATGCTAATGACCCTGGGAACACGGACGCTAGGTATTACTTAGCCTCCAGATTCTTTCTCCCTGGTGGATCTGGTAAGGACGGAACAACTTTATCTATGAGATCCCTTAAAGATCTAAAGACTTATGTATCTAATAAGAATGCTACATTATCAGAGCCTATTAATTCCTGGCTAAAAGGTAGTGATGATTGGAAATTAACTATGGGTAGCATGTCTAAGAAGAAAGGATCTAAAGTAGCGGGATCTATGTATGAGATGTATTTAACTAATATTAAAGATCCATCAAGGTTTATAGTCCTTGACCAGGGTTCAAAATCTGTTGGTGGAGATAGACAGCTAAACTCAAGAGTGTATATTTCTAAAGGACAAGCAAAACATCATAGCATAAGAACAAAGAAACCTACTACAGAATCTGTTCTTGAGTCAATGATTCATTTTCAAAGTAGGCTGGTGGAATTTCTTTCTAATATAGGAAGAAAGAGTCTTCTATCTTAAGTAGACTTTCTAACGTAGTTATTATATATTCATCATTAAATATTAAATAATCACTATCCATATAACTTATATTATCTTTATTTAATATACATATAGGTTTTTGTCTGTCTTGACATAATATAATTATGAATGGCTTGTTTGAATATTTTGATTCTTTATTTGCTTGCTTTATGAAAGAGTTTATCTCAGATTTTTTTGAGAAAAAAGAACAAATGTTTTCTTTGTTATATCCCTTCTTACACTCTATGACGTAACGAAAATTGATCGGCGTTATCAAGTCTCCGTATAGCTTTAGATGCTCAGGAAGGTTCTTATGGCTAGTAGCGAATGCTCCTGACCCAGGGGTCCTGCAAAATTCCTTTGTGTTGAATCTTTTATTAAGAGCCTCTGCTATTTTACGTTCAAAAGCGTTACCCTTGGCCCTACTATTCTTTCTTTTCTTTTTGTTTTTTAGTTTAGATAGATCGTAATTATCTTCCATTATACTCTATTATAGTCCATGATGTTGGAGGAAGGATCCAAACAATTGATTACCCTAAAACAAGATGGGGTTCAGATAACATATACTGAAAGGAGCAGGAATAGATTGAAGTTTCAAATTAAATTTAAGGAAGAGGAAGCTGTTGCGTTTAAAAATTACGCAAAAGTGTTTAAGGACCCTAAGATGCCTATGGACGATTTCATTAGGGTTGTATTTTTTACTGGTATGGAAGCCCTGAATGCTCAGGTCGTTAGTAAGGTCAAAGCCGAGATGAAAGAACAGGCAGACGGCTTGGAGAATATAGGGGTTGATGGTGCTCACGAAGAAGTAGTTGAGGGGGAAGCACCTTCTGAAATTCCAGGAATAAAATCATTACAAGATAAAGATGATACAAGCGAAGTCTAACTTAATTTATCTTACCAGAGAGAATCAGATAAATAAGGTCCTAAAGGACCAGAAGAAAGATAAGGCTAAAGTAAGAATTCTTTATCTCTCTGAGTGGGATGAAATTAGTCAGTATCTTAATGCTAGATTGGGAAATTACGAAGGCCCACCTTTATTTGTTGTAGACAGTTTTAATATGCCTCATTCCTTCGTTATATTTAAGGTTACTGAAACTCCAACGCTAGTAACGTTGGATACTAATAAAGTTGATGTAGAATCGTATACGCCTAGAATCTATAAGCTACTAGGGCTGTAGCCAGTCTTATACTCGATATACCTGTTTATTTTCTCTGTATGCTTTTTATTCTTCGTATAGATTAAACGTAGGTTGTTCATAATAGACGTTGTGAAGTAATTAAAAGCGGAACCTTTCTCACTGCTAAAGTTCTTTAGTATCTTTAGTATAAGCAGAAAGGTTTCTTGCTTAGCATCGTCCTCGTCCACGGCAAAATTAAATCCGTTTAGTATGTTAACAATGAGGAGATCAAACATAGCCATTAGTTCCTCCTCGTTGTCCCTATTTCCAGAATAGTATTCTTTAATTAGTAATTCAAATCTATCATTATCTAGATAGTGTTTATTATTACGCATACAGTATTATAGATGAGCGATTTAGAAGATTTATTCTCTGGCCCAGTTGAGGCTTCAGAATCACACTGCGTTGGGTGCCCAGTTCTAAAAAAGAATAAGCCAAGGCATTGTATAAAAGACTATGAGTCCATGGAGGAATTGGATATACTCTTCCTTTCTGATAGTGTTAAGTGGAATTATGGGGACAGCAAGGCTTTTAGGACGGAAGAAAGAGATCTTATAGTTGATTGCTTACATCCCATGTATGACCATATTAGAGATGGCCTTCGTATAGATTTCGCAGCTTCTGTAAAGTGTCCTAATATGCTTGAATCGGACATGAATCCAGTGTCTATGAATTCTTGTAGAAATTATCTGGATCCTATGGTTGATAAGCTTAAGCCAAAGTTAATATTTGCCTGTGGTAATTTAGCCCTAAAAATGCTAACGAAAAAATCAGGTATCGGAGACAAAAGAGGGACTTCCTACGAGTATAAGACGGAGAAGGGACATGTTTGTAGGGTGGTAGCACTATATCATCCTTTTGCAGTTGTTCAAGAACCTAGAATGCGATATTTGTTTGAACTTGACATTAGGAACGGGTATAATAAGTATATACTTGGTATAGTAGATAAGAGTAAGTTCTCTTATGAGGGTATTCATGATATTAAGCAACTTGAAAATTATGGCTTTCTTAAAACAACAGAGGAACCAATAGGAATTGACATTGAAACAACAGGACTCGATTTTAAAAAGGATCTCATCCAAACTATCGCATTTTCTTTTTCTGATGGAAATGTCTGTTTACCTATTGATCACAGATTCACTCCGTTTTCTGAATACGATAGGAAAAAAGTTCTGGAGTTTATTTCTGAGGTCTTAGGCAATAAAAATAATAAAAAAATATTTCAAAATCATACTTTTGATAGAAAATTTCTCTTGAGGTATAATATAAGGTGCGCTGAGGGTACCACTTGGGATACTAAATTGTTGGCTAAACTTATACGGGAGGACGCTCCAAACGGCCTTAAAAGTTTGGTAACCGAGTATTTTGCTGATGAGTTACAGGATTTATAATGAATATAGAAGCTTATATTGTATGTTGGAATGAGGAGGAAATTCTTCCTTTTACGTTAGATCACTACTCACAATTTTGTGATAGAATTGTGTTACTAGACAATGCATCAGATGATAAGTCTTTAGAAATAGCGTCCCAGTATAATAAAGTTCAAGTAGAGCAATGGTGCGTAGATCCCTCCTTACTGTCAGAGGAAGAAAAAAGTGTGAGTGGTATAGCTCCTGTTTACGACGAAAGAATGCTTAATTTCGTTAAGGAAAACTGCTTTAAGAAGTATGGAAAGGGTGCCGATTGGGTTATAATAGCAGACTGCGACGAATTCTATTACCATCCAAACATGAGGGGACTTTTGGAGGGCTATATGCTCTCTGGTATTAATTACCCCACAGTTATGGGGTTTGAAATGATTTCCGAGGATTTTCCTGAACATGACGGAGAACTTCTGGTAGATAAAGTTAGGACTGGAATGAGGTGTGAGGGAATGGACAAGAGGCTTATATTTGATCCTAGGGTTGGATATGGAAGTAAGCTGTGTTATGGTGCCCACGGTCTTTATGCTAGAGAAGACTTAATGAAAGAGAGTGAGAAGGATGATATTAAACTTCTACACTATAAAGACCTGTCCGTAGACTATAAAGTGAGGAGGAGGAAGCAGCTTCTCTCCAGGAGATCAGAGTGGACTGCTGAACAAGGCCTATGTGATCATTGGACTCAATCGGAGGAGGACATTACTAGCTCTTTTGAGAAAGATTTGACGGAGGCTAAGGAAGTAATCGGTAACCTTCATAAGTATAATCTAAGGAAAGTTGGTGAGGGAAATGTTGGTGATGATAAAGTTGTTTGGACCAAACCTAATACTTAGATAATACATGCTTACTATAGACAATCCTAAGACCTTTGATTGGGCAAGCATCTCTCTGCCTGATTGTATAGAGGGAAATTGTTGGGACTCCTACTTTACTTTAAAGCTGTTTAATAAGTTTGAGGAAATTCTCAGGGGAGATGATAGGTGGAACTTATACAAAGATCTTCTTTGCCCAGTCTCAGACGAATTCCTAGAGATGGAATTTGATGGGAATTGCGTAGACCTTGATGCAGTTACTCGCATTGGTAGAGCTATAAGAAACAATAATATCAGGAAAGAAGACAGCATGTATGAGTCTGATAAAGTTAATACTAAATATAGCTTAACATCAAATGATGATATAGGGAAAATATTATTTCTAGATGACAAAGGGTTTGGACTGTTCCCTCCTCAGTTCACGGATAATGAGGCCCCCAAAGTGGCTAAGGACGCTTTGGAACAATTACTAGAGCAAATAGAGTTTGAATTATTGACGAGGCCAGATGTCTAGAAGAAATTGGAGACAGAGAAAAGAGGACGAGCAGGTTAGCTCCAGCGTAATCCACGGTAAATCAACTTCTGATTTGAAAGAGGCTCAGAAGTTTATAATGGATCTTCTTGAGTTTAGAAAGACTAAGAAATTAGAGTCTACTTACATAGGAGGCATGGAAAGATCCGTAGAATACAACGGTGAAAATAAGATTTACTGCACTTACAATTTTGATGGTACAGTTACTGGAAGATTGTCCTGTTCAAAATATTCCGCTGGTAACAAGAAGCCTAAGGGGGTATCTTTCCACACCCTGCCCAGGGAAGAGGGAGAATACAACATAAGGTCAATGGTAGTAGCCCCTCCTGGCTACGCTTTTGTTACTGTTGATTATTCTGCTATGGAGTTACGTGTATTGTCTCATGTGGCAAAAGAGAAAAAGATGCAGAAGGCATTCATTGAGAATGATGATTTGCACTGGTATACAGCAGAACTAATTCATGGAAAGAGTAGGAAAGATCTTAGTAGATTAGAAAGACAAGAAGCAAAAGCAACCTCCTTCCTTATTGTATATGGGGGAACAGAAGCAACTCTAGCCCCTAACATAGGAAAGACCGTTGAGCAAGCCAGGGCTGTAATGGATTCTTGGTTTGAAGTTTACGATAGTATCCAACCGTATATGGATTTTATCTATGAAAATATTAGAGATAATAAGTATGCTTACTCCCTTTTCGGAAGACGCAGACATTTACAGAATGTAGATTCAAGAAATCCTAAGGTAGCCAAGAAAGCACTTAGGCAAGGGTTGAACTTTACTATTCAAAGTGTTGCTTCAGACATATTATTATGTTCTTTATTGGGTATAGGTAGAGAGTTCAGGCATAGGGGAATGAAGTCTAGAATATGTCAGACTGTGCATGACTCTGGGGAATTTTTGGTTGAGTTAGAGGAATTAGACGAGGCTTTAAAGATCATAGACTATTATATGGTCCAGAATCCTATTATGACGAATAGGTTTGGTATAAAGCTTGATGTTCCTCTTTCTATAGAGATGTTGGTAGGCTCAAGTTTTGGTGATGGCATTGAGGCTTTTTTAGAAAATGGTGTAATAACTAATAGAGATGAAGTTACTCAATATCTAGATAGCATTAATGTCTAAGAAAAAGAAAACGACCTGTTCAAGTGATGTAAGATTTCTGTTAGAGCTTATTGAGTATCTAGGTTTTTATGCTGAGGATATTATCGATAAGGGTTCTGTTCCTATTATGACCTTTACTGGATCTCATAAGAATGATTTAAATTCGGCAAGAAAACTTAGAGATATTAAGAATAAATATGGAAAGCAATAGAGTATATTGTCTTGATGACAATTTTGGGTTTGTAGAGTTAGTTGGAGCTTCAAAAGATCCTGGACTGTCTGTGGTAAACGCGGCAAGATGCTCCTACGGAAATTCCTCTAATGAGTTTACGAAGGAGGATAAGGGCCTCGTTAGGTATTTATGGAAACATGATCACACCAGTCCGTTCAGACACGCTTTCTATACTTTCCATATACGAGCACCTCTGTTTGCATTTAGACAATGGACTAAGTATCAGGTAGGGTCCTCTTGGAGGAAGTATGAAGTGGATGGGGAGCCAGTATCCGTAGAAGCTTTTGATTTGTTTTACGACGATGATAAGGGATGTTCTTGGAATGAATTGTCTGGAAGATATAAAAAGTTAGAGCCTGAATTCTACGTTCCCAGAAAGATGAGGGGTAATACTGGTCATGGTTCTAAGCAGTCTAGTGGGGATTTAGGCTGGGGTAAAACTAGGACCGATGCATATAGGGATGTCTTTAAAGATCAGTATAGTCAAGCCTATGAACAATATAAAGAGATACTGTCTGCTGGTGTGGCTAAAGAATTAGCTAGACTTATACTCCCAACAGCTATTTATACTGAGGCTTATTGGACCGTTTCCTTGCAATCATTGATGCACTTCCTAAGGCAGAGGCTTAAACCAGACGCTCAATTTGAAATAAGGAAATGTGCCTTGGGTATATACCAATTAGTCTCAGAAGACTTGTCCAGAATGGGAGTCACTTATGAGAGCATTGTGGAATGAAGACTTTAATAATTGGTGATACGCACATAAAGAATGTTCCCTCTATACCTGGGTATATAGATGCTCAGATAGAGGCTATATCTAGGATAGTCTGTGCTGAGAAGGATTTAGACAATATAATCTTTCTTGGTGATATTTTTCATAATAGAAGACCTACACCTACAGAACTTCTAAAATTTAGAGAGGTTCTTAGTTCTGTATACGTAAAAACAAAGGTATTCCTAATTAGAGGTAATCACGAATCAGAGACAAAATCAGATGACGGGGTAACGGCCTTGTCCCTGTATTCAGAGAACGTAATAACACATACAAAAACTGTAGGTAAATACACTTTTATACCTCATTATGAAAACCAAAAAACTATTGAGGAGGCGCTATCTTCTGTTCCAAAAGGAAATTTTGTTTTTGGACATTTTGGATTTGATGGGTGCCTTAATAGTATTGGCAATGCTGACTTCAGCATTAAACGGAGTAATTTTAACAATCCCACTTTTTTAGGTCACATACACACGTTCAGGGAAGAGGCAAGGGTTACTCTAATGGGTACCCCTTACACTACATCATTTCAAGAATCTGGTAAAACTAGTTACTATGGTGTTCTAGAACATGAAGATGATCAGTGGAGCTTCAAGAAGAATGAGATTACTTGGGGTATACGACATGTCATTCTTGATTACTCAGATCTAAAAAACAAACAAACTCACTGGTTACAGGATGAAAACTATTTTACCATACTAAGAATATTTATGAGTGAGCTTGACGGAGTGCCAGACATGAGATTCAAGAAGTGGTTGATTGATAAGTATAAAATTAAGTATTTAGACATAAAATTTAAGCCCGTAGAGGAAGAAAAAGGTGAGGAGCAGTCTAGCTTTACCCCTGGAGGTGATGTATTCCAGGTAACAGATGATCTTATACAAAAATATGTAGATGGTCAGAACTCTGATCTTAGCAAAGAAGATATAATGAAGGGTTTGGAGGAGCTAAGAAGAGAATGAATATAAGAAAGGTGAGGTATAGAAACTTTTATTCTGCTAAGGACGTTACTGTAAATTTTGAAGATTATGAGGGTATAGTTGTAATTGATGGTGAGAATGGTTCTGGGAAATCTACTATATTTGAAGCAGTAATTTGGGGAATAACTGGGAGGACCATAAGAAAAAGCACTGAAAAGTCTATGGTCAATAACCAATCACAGAAAAATTGCATTGTAGAGGTTTGGGTAGATGAAGACAAGTATATCAAGAGAACAAGAAAGCCAACAGGGCTAGAGTTTTTAGTTGGTGAAGAGAACCTAACTCAGGAAGATGCGAGAGCGACCCAGTTCCAAATAGAGAAAGTTCTTGGGACTAATTATAAGGTCATAAATGCCTCCATGGTATTTGGTCAGCATTCAACTGAGGATTTTTTGTCTGCAACCAAAGATGATAAGCGTAGCATCATAAGGAATTTTCTTAGTGTAGACGAGATATTTGATACTAGAGACAAGATTAAGGATTATAAGTCTTTATACAACAATCAAAAGAAGATTTCTGAGTCTGCATTGCTTGAGAATGAAAAGCAGGTTAAGGACCTTGAGAATAGGCTCTCTAAGATAGAGGAAGTTGAGGCCCCAGACTGCACCCTAGATAGCATCCTTAAAGCGGAAGATAAATACTCAGAATACAGATCAGAAGTAGCTATTGTAAGTTCAAAGTTATTTGAAATTAATTGTTCCATAGACACTGCTAGAGACGCGATATCTACTGGTGAATATTGTAAGGAAGACGTTTGCCGTAGTTGTAATCAGAAGTATGTTAAGGAGGTAACTGATAAAGATATTGAGAGCTATAATAACAAATTAAATTCCCTTATTGTAGAGGCTTCTTCAAAGGAGTCTGAGTTGGAATATTTGGTTACTAAAGCAGATGATGCTAAACCCCCTATATCCTCCAAACAGTATGCATCTATAGAAAAGAGTATACAGGAGAGTAAGCTAAGAAAAACCTACGAGAATCAGTTGGATTCTTTAGAAGTTAGGGGGGATGAATTGAAACGTGAGAATATTTCTGCTATATCTTCTTACGAGGTAATGAGATTTTGGGAGAAAGCTTTTTCCGAGCAAGGAATAATAAAGTATATTATAAGAAATGTTCTTTCTACTTTTAACGACAAGTGTAACACCTATTTGTACCTTATTTCTGGTGGTAAGTATTACATAGAATTTGATGATCAGTTGGACGAAAAAATATACACAGAAAAGAGGGTAATATACCATGAGGCTTTGTCTGGTGGGGAGAAAAGAAAGATTAATCTTTCTGTAATGCTTGCCTTACAAGACCTATTATCTCTAACCGAGTCTAATAAGACCGACTTATTATTTTTTGATGAAATAGGTGAAAACCTAGATGCTGATGGGATGTATGGACTATACATACTTTTGCGTCAAATTCAGAAGAATAACAAGAAAGTATTCTTAATTACGCACAATGAGCATATGAAAAACTTACTTGACCAATACCCTAGAATGCTCGTAACTAAAGAACAGGGTATAACTACTATAAACTAATGACAATAAAAGAACTGAATGCCTTAGGCCAGGAAATTTTCCAAAACAAATACGCTTACCCAGGAGATAAGACTTATGCTGATAGGGTTAAGACAGTAGCTAAGCACATAGCATCGGCAGAGTCACCTGATAATGTTGAATCTACTGAGAAGAAATTTTTTGAGGCTATGTCCTCTGGAGATTTTGTACCTGGGGGTAGGATTCTTTTTGGGTCTGGTAGAAATTCTGGAAGGCAAAATCTTTTAAATTGTTATGTCATTATTCCTGAGGACAATGTAGAGAGCATAGGCCAAACCATAAAAGATATGTATAAGATTTCTTGCGGGGGAGGTGGACTAGGGTTCAACTTCAGCAAGATTAGGCCTAAGGGGGATGGCCTTGGAAATCTAAAGTATTTGGCACCTGGATCCATATCTAATATGCAGATGATAGATGGAATAGGTGAGAGGGTCAAAGCTGGAGGTCCTAGAAGAGTCGCACTTATGTCCATCCTGGATGTAACTCACCCAGATATACTGGAGTTTTTGTATCTAAAGTTAGACAAAAAGGAGCTTAACAATTTTAATGTTTCTGTAGCCATAACGGACAGGTTCATTGAAGCTTGCGAGAATGATGAGGAGTGGCACTTCACATTTAATAATAGAAAGTATTATGTCTACGAACTGGACAGAGTAGGACCAGAGAAGACCTCTAAAATAAACGTCGTTGGCCTAGATGAAGAGGACGTTGTAGGAAGAGCTAAAGAGCATTACCTAGATCATTATCAGGACGAGTTTAAGAACGTTAAGAAAGTTTCCTTAAAAGCTAAGGATGTTTGGAATAAGATTTGGGTTAATGCCGTAGAGTCGGGAGACCCTGGAATTTATAATGTTTCTTTGGCTAATAAGTTCACTAATGTATCTTACTTTGAAGATATGCAGTCCACAAATCCCTGTGGGGAAATATCTCTCCCTTCTTATGGTAATTGTTGTTTAGGTCATGTTAATTTAGCTAATATGGTTGTTGACGGGCAAGTAGATTGGAAGCGATTGGCGAGAACTGTTAAGACTGGAATAAGGTTCCTGGATAATGTTTTAACTGTTAATCATTTTCCCACCGATAAATGTAAGGAAGTAGCTCATAGATCTAGAAGAATTGGGTTTGGTGTGTTAGGGCTCCATTATATGCTTATTAAACTAGGGTATAAGTATGGAGATGAGGATTGTCTTGAGTTTTTGGAAAGGCTGTTCGCCACTATCCGAAATGAGGCATATAAAGCCTCAGCCTACATCGCTAGAGATAAAGGATCTTTCGCCCAGTTTAATTATAAGGACTATCTTAACGAGGAGTTCGCCAAGACCCTCCCAGCAAAGATTAGAATGCTTATAAAGGAGCATGGTATAAGAAATGCAGTAATGCTAACTATTGCTCCTACTGGTACAACATCTATGGTTCATGGGGTATCATCTGGATTGGAACCAATTTTCTCGGCCATGTATAAGAGACGCTACAGACAGGGTAATACCTGGAAGGAAACTGTCGTTTTAGACCCCCTATTCGAAGACCATGTTAGGGCTGGAAAGCCCTTAGAACACTTTCTGGGGGCTTACGACGTTGCTCCAGAAGAGCATATGGCTGTTCAGGCCACAATTCAGAAGTATATTGACTCCTGCATAAGTAAAACTATTAATTTACCTAATGATTCCAAAGCAGAGGATTTAAGTGATATGGCTTTAAAGTATGCTAGTGAACTAAAAGGTATGACCATTTATAGAGCAGGTAGCAAGGGTCAGGAACCACTGGAGGCCATCCCACTTACCTCAGATAACATTGAAACTTATATAGGATCTGACTATAATGTATCAGTAGGATCAGCGGATTCTTGTAGCATTTATGGAGGAGACTGTGGTTAAAAGTAAAAAAGTGGAAAAATTTGATATAGAGGCTCTCGGAGAGTATGTTGTTGTTAAGAAGGCAGAGGCGGAATCTATTTCTGCTGGGGGTATAGTTCTTGAGGGAGTTTCTCAAGATGTTCATGAGGCTACAGTTCATTCTGTAGGATCAGAAGTTAACCTAGTGTCGGTTGGGGACGTAGTTTTACTTCCCCCAATGGCTGGCAGACCAGTAGATATACGTGGTAACGAAGTTGTTGTTCTTACCCAAAAAGAGATTATGGTTAAAATTCTAGACTAATGCCTCAATATGTTTATGAGTGTGAAGATTGTGAGATTTCTTGGGAAATTTATGCATCCATAAAGAAATGCCCTAAGAGAAAAAGATGCCCATCCTGTAATAAGCTTCGTGATAAGCTTATTACAGGAGGATCTGGCGTTATTTTCAAGGGTTTTGGTTGGGATACAAATTCAATAAGAGATGAAAAGTATGCCAAAAAAGGCATGTCAAAGGATGAGGCAAATGAGTTCCTGGGTGATTCCATAAAATACTCAAAAGAGAGGATTAAAACTGGGGGCCAAAACTATTCTAGGTGGGAGCCTAACCTAGATAAAATGGTTGAGACTGGGGAAGCTAAGAGAGTCTCTGATACGAGGGCTGCGGAGAAAAAAGAGATATCTAAAAAAATAACTGAGGACGCATACGGAAAGTTGGGTTTAAAACCAGGATGGAAAGATAAATACTAATGGGATATAATTTTAGTGATAACATACAGCGGGGAGTTTTATACCTCTTTAAATCTGACGAGGACTTCCATTGCCAGATAGCTCCTCTAGTTAAAGATGAGTATTTTGATTTTCCCACTCATCAAATTATCTTTTCTTGCGTATCTAGCTATTTCAGTAGTTATAGAAAGCTTCCTAGTGACGATGTACTTTTAACTTTATGTGACAAGGTTAAAAGTGAAAGGGATGATATATCAGAATTTGAAGACGAGCTTGTTCATATAGGTCGTTTGGATTCTAAGGTATATGATAACCCTGAATTCTATCTTGATCTTGTAGAGGACTTTGCTAAAAAAGAATCTATAAAGCAAGCAATTAAGGACTGTGTTAAGCTAACTAACGAGGATAACATAGAAGCTTGCGAAGAAGTTATCAGAAAGGCTCTAACTGTCTCCAGGAATGTTGATCTAGGTCAGGATTATTTTGATAGCGTATCGGAAAGGTGGAGAAGGCAAAACGAAGATAAGGATGATATCAAGTATGCAACCATATTTGACAGTCACAACGATAATCTAGAGGGTGGTTTGAATGCTAAGGAGTTGGCTATGGTAGTAGCTCCTCCTGGTGTAGGGAAATCTTTATACTTAGTTAATCAGGCTGTAAGAGGTTTGATGCAAGGTAAAAAGGTTTTATACGTGACATTAGAAATGTCAGAAGACAAGATAGCTAGAAGGATTGACTCTGTAGCTTCTTTACTAGACAATAAATCCCTTAGCGACCCCACCAGACAGTTGGAGCTTAGTAAGAGACTGAAGATGTTCCAGGATAAGTTTGAGGGATCACGCTTGTTTATAAAAGAGTTTCCTACTGGTTTAGCTACAGTGAACTCAGTAAGATCATTTCTTGTCCAATTAAAAAATTATCATAATTTTGTTCCTGAATTAATTGTGATAGATTACTTGGAACTCCTAAGACCCTGTTCTAAGATTGATTCTGAATACATAGCACAACAAAGAATAGCAGAAGAGATTAGAGGTTTAGGAGTTGAAAATAATGCTATGATGTGGACGGCTACCCAAACGAATAGGAATGGGAAGAAGGTAGCAATCATTGATGATACAGAGCTTGGTGATTCTTACGGTAAAATTCGCGTCTGTGATTGGGCTATTTCTCTAAACCAAACTCAGGAAGAATACGACACAGGTAAGATGAGAGTATTTGTTATAAAGTCTAGGGACTCTAAACAGAAGTATACCATACGTGCAAGCGTAGATTACTCCACCCTTCGTATAGAAGAAAGTTCTGCGGAGGATGATCTTGAAAGAGAGATTGAAGAACAACTTAGGTGAAGTAGGAAAGGACCATATACTGTATAGGATACTGGACGCTGGTATTTTAGAAGTAGATTCTGGGTGGAGAAAATTCTGTATAAAGATACAGGAAAGGATTATACACTCTGGGGTATTGTGTCACGGTCTAACAGATTTTGATGAATGTACCATAAGTTTCGATCCAAGCATGAAAAAAGAGTTGGCTGTGGAGGTTGTAGTCCACGAACTTTTTCACATAGTTCTTGAGTCCGTGGGTATGGGGGGAGACGAAGAAGATATTATTTCTACCATAAAGAATGAGCAAGCTACTACTATTATTAGTAGGGGCTACATGCAATTAGTAAAGTTAAACCCCGATCTTTTTGATATAATACAAAGCTGTTTAGACGATAGAGAAATAGAGGATGACAATGAATCAGAAGCAATCGATACTACTTGGGATACTCCAGACACTGGACTTCGATAAATACGTCTCTTTGTGCGACGAGCTTCTTATTATTAATAAGTTGGATCTAGTCTCTGAGTTAGCTGACCAATCCAAACGATATGGGTATTGGACTGGAGTTTATGCAGAAGCTAAGAAATATAAAACAACCTTAGAGGATGAACTAACTGTTTATGTCTCCAAGGAAAAGAAGGAGTTCAGAGAAGCCAACAAAGGAGCTATCAAGAAATTGACTGCAAACGATATTCAAGCTCATGCTGAGTCAACGGCTACATACTCACAACTAAAAAAGAATTTGGTTGATGCTTCCTATAAAGTAGACCTAGTAAAGGGTTTATTGGACGCTATGAGCCAGAGAAATGGAATGCTGATACAATTATCAGCTAATAACAGAGAAGAAGCCAAACTTATAAACGGCTAACACTATAATCACTAGTAACAACAAAAGGAAAAAGAAACATGACTATTGACCTAGCAGCACTAAGAGCTAAACACGCAGAATTAACCAATCCAGGAGGAGCTTCCGAGGATTGGACAGAGAAATATGTACAACTAAATGAGGGGGAGAATGTGGTGAGAATCTTGCCTCCCTCAGAGGCATCTGAGGATGATGGGAAGCAGTTTTACGCTGAAACTGCAATTCACAGAATCCCTAAGGAGCTAACAGCAGATGGAAAACCAAGAAACTTCCATTGCAGAAAAATTCATGGTGAGTCCTGCCCATTATGTGATGCATACTATTCACTTTGGGAGTCTCACAATAAACTAGACTTACCTAAGGGGGACCAGAGTGAGTTCTCTAAGGCGGCTAGGGCTATCAAGCCTGGAAAACGCTATTACATGAATGTAGTAGACAGGGGCGCTGACAATAAGGTTAAGATTTTGTCTGTAGGTATTAAGGTATTTACTAAGATCATTGATACCATGCTGGACGAAGATTACGGAGATATCACAGCCCTTGAATCGGGACATGATTTCAAGGTAGTTAAGAAGCAAATCCCAGGTCAAGACTGGCCCGCGTATGATCAGTCTGCTCCTAGACCTAAGCCAAGTAAAGCAATGAATTCCGCTAAGGGTATCAGTGAATCTATGGATAGCCTTCACGATATTTATGCTCTTGCTAAGGTTGAAAGCTATGAGGATGCAAAGGAACTTGCGGAACTATTTGTTCCTTCTGAAGTTCCTCAAAAAGAAATTTCCGATGGAAGCGCGTCAGATGACGAGTTCATGGAAAAATTAGAAAAGTAACGTTATGTTTAAATTTAGAAGTATTGTTTTAAGCGTATCACTAATGTTTTTAGTGGTATTGCCTCTAGCCTCTTGTAGTGTGTTAGATTGGGTTAATAATCAAAACATGGTTATTACTACAATTGAGCAAGTACAAGACGGAAAGAAGGGAGAAGCTGTAATTCTTCCCACTGATAAGATACCTGAGGAGTATAGGACTACCTGGAAGGATAAGGTAGTCGTAATGGCCCCTAGGGAATCTCTTCGGGCTGATTCAACCTCGTTCGTTCCAGTATCTACAAACTCTGGTATGTGGGGAGGTGATGCCATATTGAGCTTAGCTCAAGGCGCTCTGAAGGTAGGGAGTACCTTCATACCTCAGCTTGCAGGGTTTGAGGCTATTCTTTTGTTGCTATTCAAGAGAAAGAGAAAACACTATGGGAATGCTTTGAAAGCTATAGCTCCTACAGGAGAAGGGATTAATATCAAGACTGCGTCACAAAGTATCGGCAAAGCTCTTGGTATGGCACACTCTTCCACTGGCTCAGGAGAGACTTTTGACAAGGAAGAAGAGAAATCTAAGAAGGTAGCGTAGTTTGCTATTTATGGTGGTGATGTCCCGCTGAGGCTTTGTTTGTCCTTGGCGGGACATTTTTATTATTAGAGATAATCATATGGTCCACGGCAGAGAAAGTTATTGGAAGGCTCTTACTTCTGCCATGATAAGAAGGTCTCAAGAAAGAGCCGAAGAGAAAGGCCTTGATCATAGCATAACACTAGAATATCTGAGAGAAGATATCTATCCAGAAACGGATAAGCCTATGTGTCCTTATTGTGAAAGACCTATGAAAACAATAAGAGGACCTTTCACTAGGTCTAGCCCTACTTTAGACAAAGTAAAACCTAAATTAGGATACATAGAGGGTAATGTAATAGTGGCCTGTAATGGATGCAACCATTTTAAAAATGATACTGAGTCTTCTGAAGAGATGAGGATGAAGATTAAGATAGCTAAAACTATGCTTAAAAAGTTACTAGAAGTAGAGAATAATCCCACTATCATATTACATGAACGAAAAAAGAAAGCTTAGGATTCTAGTGGTCAAGGCTAACGATGGGGGGTGTGCATACTACAGAGCAATACTTCCGTATGCTAAGTTGCAGGAGCTTTACCCAGACGATGTAGAGGTTAGGTTTGACCAAAATCCTTTAGGCTTAGACGTTTCTACAGGACATTGGATACCAGACTGGGAGTATGAAAATATAAAGTGGAGCGATATAGTATTAATTAATAATATAAGTAACTTTGGTGGTCCATACAGTGCTAGGACTGTGGGAAAAGCTAGAGAGTTTAAAAAGTTTGTTCATGTAGATAATGATGATTTATTAACCAACTTGTATGATGACCATTTGTTGGCTAAAACATATAAGGAGAAAAACTTAGGCGAGATAACTAAGTTTATGTATAACAATGCTCATTTGGTTACAGTGACCCAGAGAAAATTTGCTGAGAGAATAAAGCCTTTTTGTGGAATGGCTCTGGCTGTAGTTAAGAATGCTATAGATTATGAACTTCCCTGCTGGAATGAACCAGTGCCCCCTAGGAAGATCATGAGAGTAGGATGGGCAGGGGGAATACATCATAGGCCTGACGTTAGGCAATTCTCTGTCGTTCCTCACATAGTTAATCAGAAGGTAGGAAGGGAAAACGTACATTGGGATTTTTACGGACACCCGCCTCCCCTTCAGGAGGGGCAAAAAAAGGATTGGCAATGGGATGTTTGGAAGGAATATAAAGAAGTCTTACTCAAGGGCTTCAGGGGACCGTCCAATTGGGCCATACACTACGCATTGCCGCCAGACAAGTATGGTTCTATGTATGCTAACATGGATATAGCCATAGCTCCGTTGCAGATGAATGATTTTAATGACAGTAAATCTGATATTAAGATAGCTGAAGCTGGGAGATACAAGGTGCCTCTAATAGGGTCAGATGTAGGGTGCTATAATGAAACTATAGTTAATTGGGAACATGGGGTCTTGTTACCTCCAGACGCTTCTAAGATGGTTTGGGCCAAGACTCTAACTAAAGCACTTAAAAATCCTAAACTAATAAAGAGAATGGGGGAGAATTTGCATAAGCTAACGGAAGAACAATTTGATATTAATAAGGTTGTAGGTCTTAGGCTAAGTTTATACGAACAATGTTTTAGTAGTTTGGGGTGGGATCCTAGAAGTGAAAACCTTTAAACATTCTGGTGACTTAGGGGATATAATATTCTCTCTTCCCACTGTTAGGGCTTTAGGGGGAGGTCTTTTATACTTAGATCCTTGTGGAGGTGAAAAGGATCCTTTTGTTCACCCTCCCCACAAAAACAAGACCAATCTAAATGAGGCTACGATATCTTCTCTTCAGCATCTCTTATTAGAGCAGGATTACATTGAGGATGTCAGATGTTGGAGGGGAGAAAGCATTGATTACAACTTAGACAAGTTTAGACAACATGTAAAATATAATAATCTAGCTAAATCTCATTTATCAGCGTTTGAACTAAACAGAGAACTAGCCAACGATAAATGGCTTAGCTGCGAGAAAGTATATCCAGAGAAGAAGGTTGTAGTTTCTAGATCCTTAAAAGTACACGGAAATCACTCCTTCTGGGAGGAGTTCTTTTACCAGTATAGAAACGATTCTGTCTTTGTGGGTACGGAGTTTGAGTGTGAGGTCTTCAATAAGACTTTCGGATTTAATATACCTTATCAATATACAGAAACTATATTAGATTTAGCTAAAGTTATCAATGGGGCAGAAGTATTCATGGGAAATCAGAGTTTGCCTCATTCCATAGCGGAGGGATTGAAGAAATCTCCTATGTATCATGAAGTGTATAGAGTGTACCCTGCCGTAGTGTTTGAGAGGGAGGGCCTAACTAATGTCTAGTGTTGGAGCATTAGTCGATGATTTTCCCTGGGAGATAAAAGCAGTATATAAAACTGATGACGGAAGCTCCCAAGCCAGAGTTAAAGACGGTAAAAAAGGAGGGGCAGAATTAGTTAATTCTATACTAGTTGACAATTTTGATCTGTCTTATGTTGAGTCTGAAAACTTTGAAGACGTAGACCCCTCTACTACTTATGTTCTTTCTAATATATCAAGAATGGATAAATCTGTTGTTGATAATATAATTAATAATGCCAGATATGTCATTTTAGAGCATGATTATAAGATAGTTAGGCACAGGCACCCATGGGTGTATAAGGATAACATAGTTCCTGAGGAAGATAGAATTAATTATGATTTATATAAAAATGCCAAAGCTATATTTGTACAAACGACTGATCATCTCAATGTGTTCAAAGCTAATGATGTTATTGGTAATTTTGTTAATCTGGAATGTTCTTTGTGGTCTTCGGAAGATTTAGATCTGTTACAGGATATTTTTGAGTCTCCCAAAGATATAGATTATAGGTATGGTATTTTGGATAGTGATAATCCTATTAAGAACACTGAAGGAGCTATAAAATTTTGTAAAGATAACATTCTTGATTATAGTCTAATAACCAATAGTGACGATAGGCGAAAATTCCTGTCTAGCATGGCTAGTTACTCCTCTTTGGTGTTCTTCCCCATAGCTAGGGAATCCTGCTGTAGACTAGTAGTAGAGGCTAGATCCTTGGGCATGAATGTGTTGACTACTAAGAATTACGGTGCCGTATTAGAGCCTTGGTTCTCCTTGTCTGGGTTGGAATTAATAAATTTTCTTAGAGAAAAGACGCTAGAAAACCTTACAATTATAGGTAAGTATCTTGACTATGAAAGTTAATCTCCAGGAAACTAAAAATCATCTCATAAATCTAGATGATGCACCAGGGAGATTTGTATACGTATCTAATCTTTTAGAGGATAATCATTTACCCTTTGAGAGGTTTCCAGGTATACAAAATAACGTTGGAGTTGTAGGTTGTGGAATGTCCCACCAATCTTTGTTGAAGGATGCATCCTCACCGTGTCTCATCCTAGAAGATGATATAGGTCTAGAGGACAGTTTTAGGCTGCAATTAGATATACCTGATGAGGCCGATGCTGTATACTTGGGTGTGTCTAATCATGGGTATGTTAGAGGTTACGATTCTGTAGGTATAAAGAACATAGTTATGGCCTCTCAGTATAATGATCAGTATAAGAGAGTTTACAATATGTGTTCTACCCACGCAATTTTGTATCTTACTGATTCCTATATTAGTGCCGCGTTAGAAAAAATAGAAGAGTGTCTTGAGTTTGAAATGCCTTTCGACTTAGGGTTGGCTAGTATACATAAGGATTTTGTTATTTTGACCCCAAACAAACCTTTCTTTTATCAAACAGAACAAGAAGACTTTACTAGATTGGTTCTTTCTGTATGATAACCTGTGATTTGGTAGGACCTAGTAATATAGGGAACTGTCCTAACTTTGGATTAGGAAATCAAATGTTTCAAGTAGCTACTCTACTAAGTTTAGCTAAAGATAACGATGACATTGCCATATTCCCTAAGATATCCAATCCAGATTTTGGAGGTTACCATGATAATATATTTAGAGAGGTTAATTCATATTATCCCGATGACGCTTTAACAATTTATATTTACGAGGAACCAGAGTTCTCATATACAGAATTACCTTATATAAAAGGTTGTTGTTACAATGGGTATTTTCAATCAGAGAAGTATTTTTCCCACAATAGGGAATACATTTTAGACAGTTTAAAATTTCCTGATTCCATGGTTTCTAATGTTTGGGATAAGTATGCCGATATATTGGTTGGTAAGACTTTATCACTGCATGTTAGGAGAGGAGATTACATTTCTTTGAGTAATATATATTCATTACCGACCGAAGATTACTATTATAAAGCTCTGGATAAATTTTCTGGTGTAGATTCTGTTCTAGTGTTTAGTGATGATATAGAATGGTGCAAAAACAATTTTAGTGTCCCCAACTCTTTCTACGTAGAGGGGGAATCTGATATTACTGATATGCTATTGATGTCTATGTGTAAAAACAATATCATAGCTAATTCTACCTTCAGTTGGTGGGGCGCTTGGCTAAACAAGTATAAGGATAAGGTGGTAATAGCCCCAAAGAATTGGTTCGGACCTGGATCAGAGTTTGACAGCAAAGACATCATTCCAGATTCTTGGATAAAGATATGATAGAAATTAATTTATTTGATGATTCGTTCAGTCATCTGGAAACAGAGGATGGAATTTACTCCATGACTGATAATAAAAAACCTTCTTACACTAGGTATGTTAGAGTTAAGGAAGGTTGGGAAGGCATCAGTTTATTTACGGATTCTTATTTAGATACAGACTCTGTAACCAATTGCAAGGGCACAAATATTGGTATGTTGGTAGAGACCAGAGAGACAAACCCCTCTATCTATAACAGCGTAGATAATTACATTGATAACTACGATTTTTTGCTCACTTACGATAAGGAACTTCTAGAGAAGTATCCAGAAAAAACTAAGTTTTATCCTTTCGGAGGGTGCTGGGTAGAGAAGGAAAATTATGGATTTCCAGAAAAGACAGAAATGGTTTCCATGATTTACTCTACTAAGAGAGAAGCTTTTGGTCATAGCCTTAGACACAAGATAGCTTCATCCTTGAAGGGAATAGATTTGTGGGGAGCAGGGGCAGGAAGACCTTTTGAAACTAAGGAAGAGGCTCTATCTCCTTACAGGTTTACTGTAGTAATAGAAAATACTAAGAACCCATATTACTTTAGTGAGAAGCTTCTAGACGCTATGGCTTTGGGGGTGATACCTATTTATTATGGAGCTACGGAGATAGGTAACTTTTTCAATAGTAAAGGAATACTAACTTTCGATACTATTGAGGAACTTGAGGAGATATTAAATACTTTGACACCTGAGCTATATGACAGTATGTTCATGTATGCAGAAGAAAATCAGAAGCTGGTCAGCAAGTATGATACTCAGGAAGACTGGATATTTGAAAATGTTCTTCTTGAAAATAGTTTGATTGATCAAAATATAACGGATGATTTAGATGTAACAGACATCTTGACCTATGTAGATGGACATACTCAGTATAGGCACCTTAGCGAATTTTTCTCTAGAGGGGGAGATTCCCAACTTTCTTATTTTCCAGAGTTAACTGAAGATTCTGTTATATGGGATCTTGGTTCTTATACAGGAGAATACTCTACGGAAATTTACGATAAGTATAGATGCACTTGTTACGGATTTGAACCTGTTAAGGATCTTTACGATAGGTCTTTATCTAACGAAAATGATAAGATAAAGTTTTTCAATTTTGGACTAGGAAAAGAGAACGGAACTTTCAGCATATCAGTTTCTGAGGATGAGTCTTCTTTTATGCTTGAGGGAGGAAAAAGAGAAGACTGCAAGGTTCGTGGTATAGCAGAAGTTTTTGAGGAGTTAGACGTAGACAATATAGACGTTATGAAATTAAATGTTGAAGGGTCAGAGTTTGATATACTTGAAGAGTTGCTAGATTCTGGGTTGCACACTAAGGTAGATAAATTCCTAATACAGTTTCATTATTATGGTAGATTCCCTGTGTATCGTAGGAACAAGATTCTTGATAAGTTGTCGAAAACTCACAAGATGAAATTTTCTTATCCTTTCGTGTGGGAGTGTTGGGAGGGGAAATAATGCTAACAATAGAAGATTTAAAAAATATACATAGTGGAGAAACTATATTTATTTTAGGTAATGGTACTAGGTTAAAAGATTTGACTCAAAATGAAATCGATACTATTAATAATGGTATCTCCATAGGTTGTAATGCTAGTCACTTAGTATTTGAAGATACTGACTACTTTATGACTGGTCATTATGTTCAGTTATTGCTTAATCATTATTTTGGCAATAGTAAGGTGAGAATATTTCAAGGTGAACCTACCCTAGATAACTCTTTGAAAAAAACTATGAATGTAATACAAACTACGAATAGAAATGTTGTAACACATAATATGTCTGAAATGATTAAAGACATCAATGAAAATTCTAATTTAGTCGGAGCGGAACAGATAGGGTTTGCAGCTACTCATATTGCCATGATACTTGGTGCGAGTAGAGTAGTGTATGTGGGATTTGACCATAAGAGTACAAATCACTTTTATTCTTTTGAACCATTTAAGGAAACGATTAAACATCAACTAGAAAGTCTTAGAGAAACCTTTAGAGGAGATACATTCATTCAGGAAGATATTGATGATTTTGGTACACCCTCGTACTTTAACGAATATTATAAAACTCTTAATCAGTTCAAAGATATTTTTCATCATCTAAAAAATACATATAATATTACCCCCTGTACTATAGAAGCAAACAGTATAATAGCTGAGGCTGGCGCAGAAGTATTAGACTTGTAAAAAAATAAAATGGAGAAATAAAATGAGAAAACTACCCAAATTTATAGAGAATTTAGTTAAAGAAGGACAGTTAAAACATTCAGTAGATGCGGATCTAACTGTTGATTGGCCTTGGACTAGAATAGCAGGACCTTGTTCGGTCGAGGGAGGTCCAGGTGATAGATTTAATATAGTAGATATAGCAAAAAACGTGAAAGATCTTGGTGCTAATGCACTAAGAGGCGGTGCATATAAACCGTGTACTTATCCAGTAACAGATTCTAAATCCGTAGGAACTTATAGTTGGAAAGAGGGATTAAGACTAGAAGGTTTGAAATTACTAGATTTAGCTAAAAAAGAAACTGGTTTACCCATTGTCACAGAAATAATGCATACGAGTCAATTAACAGATGAAACACTTGATATAGTTGATATTATACAAGTAGGAGCAAGGAATGCTCAGAATTATGACTTGCTAGATGCTTTAGGACATATTGATAAACCTGTTTTATTAAAGAGAGGCTTATATGGTCAAATTGAAGATATACTCGGTGCTTGTGAAAGGATCATGGTTGGTGGTAATCAGAGAATAGCTATTTGCCCCCGAGGAGTTGGAGGTGCCCCTTCAACTAGACATCTATTTGATAATATATGGGCTCCAGATTTAATGGTTATACCTGCTCTTAAGGAGTTAACTAATATACCAGTTATTTATGACCCTAGCCATGCATGTGGCTATAGAAATTTTGTACCTCCTATAGCTAAAGCTGCTTTGGCTGCTGGCGCACATGGTTTGATAATAGAAACTCATCCAATACCAGATGAATCCATAAGTGATCCGAATCAAGCTATAGATTTTGAAACTTTAAAAGAGATATATAAATGATAAGTATTGTAATAAGAACCTTAAATGAAGGTAAAAATTTAAGAAAGCTACTGGGGATACTATCAAATCAAACTACAGAACACGAAGTCATTGTTGTTGATTCTGGGAGTACAGATGATACAATTGAGGTTGCTAATGAATACGGTTGTATAGTAGAAAAATGTATTCCATTTACATATGGAAAAGCATTAAATATAGGAATTAAAAAGGCTAAATTTAATTACATTTGTAATCTTAGTGCCCATTGTTTTCCTACAAAGACAACTTATTTAAAAACTATGGTTGATAATTTTAATCATAATAGAATAGCTGGTGTTTATTCTAAACAATTACCAACTGAAGATGCTAATGTTCTTGATAAGAGAAATTTAAGTATAATTTTTAGAGATGAAAAACTTTATCAACAAAAAGATTCTTTTTTCAATAATGCATCAAGTATGATCAGAAAAGATATATGGAAGTATGTAGACTTCGATGAAGAAATAAAAGCTTGGGAAGATATAAAATGGTCAAATGAAGTCCAAGCAATGAATTATATTATTGTCTATGAACCTGAAGCTGAAGTGTACCACTATCATGATGAGGGTAATAGTGAAACAATAAAAAGGTACGAAGCTGAATGGTCTTCACTAAAAGACATAGTTAAAAACACAAAAACTGTCATGGTGGGAGAAAATAAAATGAAGGATTTAAAAGTCTTGGTGATAATACCTGCTAAAGGTGATTCTACTAGATTACATAAAAAAAACTTGAGGGAGATAAATGGGAAATCTTTAGTTGAACATGCTATTGATTATGCCAAAGAGTGTCCTTATGTTGATGATATAATTGTTTCAACAGAAGATAACGATGTAATGGAAATTGCCATTAAAAATGATGTTAGGGGTATGATAAGAGATAAGTTTTTATGTGGTGATACCGAAGTTGTAGATGTTTATATCGATATAGTAAATAATATTAAAGCTAAATATGATTATGTCGTTGGTTTACAGCCAGACCACCCAGACAAAAGTAATTCTTTATCACACTGTTTAGAGTATATGGTTAGGAACTATTATGATGATTTAATTACAGTTACACCAGATTCTGAAAGGAATGGTAGTGTTAGAATAATTAAATATACTCATTTGTTGGCTGGACATACAAGTAAAAGAATAGGCTGTGTAAAGGACACAGCTACTGATATTCATTACGAAAGTGATTTAGAATTAGTAAGAGAAAAACTTAAGTAATATGGAAAAACTATATTCAAAAGTAGATCCTGAAAAACTATTACATATAGTTTATGTAGCAGGAGATTTTAAAGAACAAAGAACTGAGTTAGTAGACCCTAATAACTTTATCCAGTGTGCCTATTTAAGGATGGAAAAAGGCACGACTTTTCGCCCCCACCGTCATATTTGGAAATCTCCTAGTTATGATAAAGTGATTGCTCAAGAGAGTTGGGTGGTGATTAAGGGTAGCGTTAATGCTATATTCTATGATACCGACGGTGAGTATTTGGAGTCTCACATCCTATACACTGGAGACTGCTCTTTCACTCTTGAGGGTGGTCATAATTACGAAATTTTGGAAGATGACACTGTGGTATACGAATACAAAACTGGCCCCTATACAGGGCAAGAGAATGACAAGGTGTTTATATGAAATTACATTTAGGGTGTGGAAAGAGAGACTTTGGTTCTGGGTGGATTCATATAGACTCTGAGGATTTTCCTCACGTTGATTTCAACGATGTAATGGATATACCATTTAAAGATGGTTCCTGTGATGTTGTATATGCTTCTCACCTTTTGGAGTATTTTGATAGGGATGAGGCCTTTACAGTTCTAGAAGAATGGAAGAGGGTTCTTAAGCCTGGGGGAATTCTTAGGTTGGCGGTTCCAGACTTCACAGCCATATGTGATCTGTATAGAAACGGTCATAATCTAGATTCTTTTTTAGGTCCTCTGTATGGTAAGATGGGTGATCCTCCTATCTACCATAAAACAATATATACTTTCACATCACTATCTAAACTTTTAACTTTGGTGGGTTTTAAAGATGTTGTAGGATACGATTGGAGAGAGACGGAGCACTCTGAATTTGATGATCACTCTCAGGCTTACATACCTCACATAGATAAAGATAACGGTACTTTAATAAGCCTTAATCTTGAGGCCACTAAATGAATTTTGATACTGTTAAACAATTTGAAGATAGTATAGCTAAGTTTTATGGATCTAAGTATGCGGTTGCGGTTGATTGCTGTACCCATGCTATAGAGCTTTGTCTTCGTCTTACAGGGCCTAATAACGTTAAGTTCCCTACCAGGACCTATATCTCTGTTCCTTTCTTAGGAGGTAAATTAGGGATCAATTGGGACTGGGACGATACTCCATGGGAAGATTATTATCTCATAGGAAATACTAATATAATTGATGCTGCTGTGTATTGGAAGGAGGGGGGATTTGTTCCTGGTTCTTTTATGTGCCTTAGCTTTCAATATCAAAAGCACTTGAGCCTTGGACGAGGGGGAATGATACTTACAGATGGTCAGTTAGCAGCTACAGCCCTTAAAAAGATGTCTTACGACGGCAGGTTACCAGATAAACCCTGGAGGGAGCAAAACATAGACACCATGGGATATCATTATTACATGACTCCAGAGACCGCTCAGTTAGGTTTGGATAAGCTACCTGAGGCCATAAAAAATACCCCTAAAAAATGGCACTATACGGACTGGCCTGACCTAAGAAATATGGAAGTATTTAAAACTTCTCAATATGGTAGCCTATAATAAGGCATGACCAAGACAGCACTTATTACGGGCGTAGCAGGACAAGATGGGAGCTACCTATCTGAGTTACTCCTATCAAAAGGGTATGATGTCCATGGAATTTTGAGAAGAAATTCTGTTCCTGAAAATCAAGATAGTAGAATAAAAGATACTAATATAACAACTCATTACGGAGATCTATTAGATACCCAATCCTTACATAGAATTATCAGTGAGGTAAAACCAGATGAGGTGTATAACTTAGGTGCCCAAAGCCATGTTAGAATAAGTTTTGATGTTCCATCTTTTACTATACAGACTAACGGACTAGGCGTTTTGAACATGCTAGAGGCATGTAGGTTACTTATTCCTAAGGTTAAGTTCTATCAGGCAAGCTCCTCTGAGATGTTTGGTAACTCTGTTGATAAGGACGGATATCAAAGAAAGACAACACCTATGACACCTACGTCTCCTTATGGATGTGCTAAGGTCATGGGGTATAATCTGGTTAGGCATTACAGGGCTGCATATGACATGCATACGTGTAATGGTATATTGTTCAATCATGAGTCCCCTAGGAGAGGCTCTAACTTTGTTACCAACAAAATTGTGAAGGGTGCTGTTGAGATTAGAAAGGGTTTTCGTGATTCTTTGGCTCTCGGTAATCTAGATGCTTCAAGAGACTGGGGACATTCTAAAGATTATGTTGATGCTATGCACAAGATAGTTACTAATGAGGAAGCCAGTGATTGGGTAGTAGCTACAGGAGAAAGCCGTACCATCAGACAGATGTGTGAGAAAACCTTCGGGTATTTAGGACTTGACTATAAAGACTACGTTACTGTGGATCCCAAATACTTTAGACCTCAAGAGCTTGATTTCTTGAGGGGAGATTCCTCCGAGATAAGAGAAAAACTAGAGTGGAAGCCAGAATATACCTTTGACTCTATGGTGGAGGAGATGGTTGACCACTGGATGGGAATTATAGACAGCTATCTGTACAGAGGCGCATTATAGAATGAGATGTGGGATACTTAGGGGAAATGATCTTCATACCTACAGACTTTTTCAAGGGCTTAGATCCTGTGGTATTGAATCTGTAGTTATACAGGATGAAAATATACCTAAGGGAGCTTATGATATTGTTTTTGTGGACCCTTCATTTCCAAGAAGTGTGTCACATGACATGGGAAGCAAGATTATATTTTTTGACTGCGAGGATGACCCCAGACATTTTGACCCAGGAGAAGCATATTACTCTTTGAAAGATCATGTAGAGTTTTATGCTAAAATGGTATATGTTGAGGATGATAGGAAAGACGGCATAAAAAATATAGCTTTTCCTATACAAACTTATTTAGGGTTACGTAATTTTGCGAAAAGTGATTTATCCAACGTTCCTTATTCTTTCGATCCTGTTTTTATAGGAGTTCCTACTTGGGCCAACCCAGACTCCATTGTTGATGGGGGTGCATACAGCTTTGATGAAGAACAGGATATTCATTCTGTTGTAACTCTTCCTGAAGAGGAAATCACTGACGGTGGTAGTAATATAAGATACAATCAAAGAGTTGATTGGCTACTTTCTATGGAGAAAAGTGGGATACATTTTGAGGGTGGACTAGTGTTTAAAGAGGATGATTGCTATTCCCAAGATTTTGTGTCTAATTTGTTCGGAAAAGGTGTTAGGAAGTGGGCTCATGATCCTATTTCCTATCAACAAAATCTAATGTCAATAATACAGAACAAGGTAGCTTTGTGTCCTACGGGACATGATAGAATATCCTGGAGAACTTTTGATATAATGGCTGCGGGATCAATACTATTTTGGACAGATGTTGAAGACAGAAAAATGTTATACATGCCTAAGTCTTTCGTTAAGGTTAAGGACGGAGACAACCTGGGAGAATGTTTACAGGAACATGAAAAATATTATGAAGAGCTTCTGGGGGAATCCAGGAGAAATTCAGAACTTATGTCCTCGCTAACCCCAGAGGTAGTAAAGAAAGATTTCTTGCATCAACTAGATTAACTATGAAAATAAAGTTTAAGAGGATTCATCCACACTCTGTAGTCCCTAACAAAGGAACTCCATATTCAGCGGCATTTGACTTATACCTACCATACAGGGCAGATGATAATCCTGATGGTTATGATAGTTACTGTATTAGGAGAGGGGAAGTTACAACAATTACCTTAGGATTTTCTACAGAAATACCAGAAGGATATTATGCTGCTATTTATATAAGATCATCTTTAGGAAAAAGAGGTATTGTTTTATCTAACGGAACTGGTATAATAGACAGCGACTATAGAGGAGAGTGGGCAGTAATGCTAACCTCCTTAGGAGAGGAATTTAAGTTATTCTCTGGAGAGAGAGTCGCACAGGTAATATTTAGAAAATTAGAAGACTTTGAATTTGAGGAATGTGATGACTTGTCTGATACCGTTAGAGGAGTTGGAGGATTCGGAAGCACTGGATCCTGATCGGATGATGCTCCTAGCTAGAAAAGAAAGTGAAAAGAGCACTATGTCTTTCAAGTTAGGAGCAGTAATAACCAAGAAAAAGAGAGTATTAGGATTAGGCTATAATACTAGGAAGACCCACACAAAACTAGGCAGTGGTAAGTTTAATATGCTTCACGCAGAGGGTTCGGCTATCTACTCTGCTCTAAACAGAGGATACGACCTGGAAGGATCCGTCATGTATATTTATAGAAGAAATAATAATTTGGCGTGTCCTTGTGAGGACTGTCAGGCTATAATAAAGGAGCACAAGATAAAGAAGGTTATTTATTCATGAATATTGTAGAGTATGTTTGGCAAGATGCTGAGGGGGAGATTAGAGGTAAGACTAGGATACTTGACAAGGAATTTGTCGGAAAACCTATACCTAAGTGGAGGTTTGATGGGGGAAGTACTGGTCAAGCGACTGTAGACAAGTCCGATTGTATTTTAAACCCTGTCAGGGTCTATACGGGGGATAATGTATATCCTGTAGTTCTATGTGAGGTATTGGATTCTAATGGTGACCCACACCCCACAAATAATAGAAAGAGTTTGCAATATTCTTTTCAGACAGACAGGGAGGATACCTGGGTAGGTGTAGAGCAAGAATTTACTATTTCTCACTTTGCTGGAGGTCCATTTTCCCCTCACCTTAATTCTTCAAAGCAAGGGAATTCATACTGTTTTCCTACAAATCTAGCTGAAAATTTAGTTAGAACTCACATGGATTTGTGTTTAGTATACGGTATAAAGTATGCTGGATTCAATTCAGAGGTTACATACGGACAATGGGAATACCAGATAGGGCCAGATGACCCAGTCAGGGTAGCTGATGATTTGGTAGTCTCCAGATATTTCCTCCGTAGAGTTTTTGCTTACAACAACATAGCAGTTACTCTCCACCCTAAACCTTTTGAAGATTACAATGGTGCTGGATGTCACATTAACATATCTACAAGAGGTACAAGGAGCGGCGAAGACTCCTTGATGAATCTTGCTGAGAGGTTTGAAGAGTTCCACTTTGAACATATGGAAGCTTATGGTGAGCATAATGAACTTAGAATGACGGGGAAACACGAAACCTCTGATTATGATGAGTTTAGTATAGGAGTAGGATCCAGGAATACCAGTATTAGAATTCCTGATGGCGATGATGGAGTGTATATTGAAGACAGAAGGCCAGCAGCTAACGTGGACCCATACTCAGCGTTTCATGAGATCCTTTCTACGGTAAACTGCAAGAAGGAAGAGTTAGGTAATGAATAGTGATCTATTAAAATCCATAGGTTGTCTCTCTGATGAAAGGGATTACGAAACTTTTGTTTCTACTGGTAGCTTAGCTCTTAATCATGTTATATCAGGTAGGTATGATGGTGGGGTTCCTGTTGGAGGGATAACACAATTCAGAGGAGAATCTTCTACCGCAAAGACGGTTTTTGTCATAAGTACCCTAGCTCAGGCTCAGAAGGCAGGATTTTACACCATATTTCAGGACGCTGAGGACTCCCTAAACAAGTCTTTTGTTACTGGATTAGGAATTGATCCCTCTAAGCTGATATACTCCAGGCCAGAGACATTAGAGAAGTGTTTCAATGATATACACAAGAAGATAGAGCAGATAAGGGCTGTTGATAAAGAGACTCCTATAGTAGTTGGAGTGGATAGTCTACCTGTCCTTCCTATTGATGCAGAGATTCAATTCAGAGGGGAAGACGAAAAGAAGAAGAAGGAGGATGAGAGGGCTAATACGGCTGGTCCTACTTTGGGAGCTTGGAGGGCGAAGGCCTTAGGAAATGAATTACGCCTTATTTATAGAAGGCTAAAGGATGATAATGTAGCTCTAATGGTCATTAACCAAACAAGAAGCAAGATTGGAGTTATGCCACACTCAAACCCAGACACCAATGCTGCTGGAGGAAAATCTCTGGAGTATTACCTCTCAGTAGATATGAATTGTCTATCTAATAGAACAAAAAAGACTCTTATAGTAGATGAGAAAACCAAAAAGACTCTAGGCATCAAGGGGGATATAAAGAATAAGAAGAATAAAGTTTCTACTCCGTTCCAGGAATGTGAGTTTGAATTATACTTCGATAAGGGGCTAACACCCGAGTGTGGTCTTATTCATAGTTTGGTTCAGGACGAGGCCATAGAGGTATCTTCCCCAGGTTGGTATAACTGTGATGGTAAGAAGTTTAGGGAATCTCAGTTATTGGACTTGCTAAACTCTGGTGATTTACCGACGATAAAAAAATTAATTTATGGACAATAATAACTTTTATTGTTCTATAATAATCTTATGGGAGATAATAATAAATACACAGATAATCTTCTATCTATTTTAGACAATTTAATTAATAAAGCAATGGAAAACACTTTTTCAGTAGAGGCAAATGAGGGTAGTCTCCCTTTCCAAAATCCAGAGGATTACCGAAAGGCAACAGGTAAGAGATTCAGAATGACTAAGGAGCAAAAGAACAGTGGAATGTCAAGGCAAGAGGCATTTGAGGTTTTTATCTCTAACTGGAATCCTGATTCCGATACCTATGATAGGCATTCTGACGGAGAAAATTAGGATATTTAACCTAATAATTCGATAAACTAAGAGGGTAGACTTTTATAGAAAAGTCTACCCTATATTTATATAATGAGAAATTATATTAGAAATATAGTATTTCAGTTACTTTGTATTTTTGATGGTGCCATAAATTTACTGTGGTCATTGTTAGGGGGTAAGGTTACCGTAGTTGATTTTGCATCTGCTTTTATGGTTAATTCTGATTTAAATAAATTTGATATGGAAATAAACCATAGGCAAAATGAGAAGGATAAACACTTAGAATCTCTTGCTAGTGACGTTAAAAGCTCTATGAGAGAAAATAATGCTAGCGAAGAAGAAATAAATAAGGCTGTAGCTGAACTAAATACTATAAGGAAGTAATAAAATGGCTAGAGATTATTTATTGACGAACGACCCCGTAGATCTGAAGAGAATTAAAAAGATGATGACCTCAGTTATCAGGGAGTCTGGAGACACTAGGAAAGCGGCTCTAAAGGCTTACGACTACTTTAAGGATATAGTGGACAGGGAGCCAGGGACGGACACAGACGAGTGTAAGAAGTGCATGGTTGGGTGCTTAAAGATAGCTTCTGACTCCAGAGCTACCTCTGTAAAATTATTTGACCTGCTGGTAAAGACTTTCTCCAAGCCTGATATAGCTAAAGGGAAAGAAGGGTCTGGTTCCGTGTCTCTTGATGATATATTAGGCGATGAATAACAGAAAATCTTATAAAATTGTATGTCACACCATACAAACTATACTCTTGATTAGAAACATGAACGATGCGGAAATTTCCGCAGCATATAACGTAATCAGGAGGAAGGTGGAGGAGTATCAGGGATCTCCCAGCACGTTTACTTACATGGTTATGCTGGCAAAGATATTCTTGGAGGATTCTTCCATAATAACTAAGATGAGGGACGAAGTAGAGGATTCTGATGATCCTGATGCTCACGAAGGGCTTAAGGAAGCCTTAGAAGATATATACTTTGGAGTTACTAAATTATATCCAATATTTAATCTAGATATGATTCTTATGGATATAAATTCTACACTAAGTTCTTTTGGTGAAGGAATATTAGACTCCTTGGTTGAAAGATCTCCTTTGAGAGATAAGAAGAAATATAAAGGTAAAATGTTTTCTACTATGGAGGATATATTACGTTTGAATAAATACCTCAAGCGTAAAGTTATTGGTCAGGAAGAAGCAATTGATTGCTTAACTGACTCTATAAAACTATTGGGTTCTGGGCTAGAGAAACATGCTGCGTTTTTCTTCCTAGGCCCTACTGGCGTTGGAAAAACATACGTTAGCAAACTACTGGGTAAGAAGTTTTCAGGGAAATTTTGCAAGATAAATTG